TTGTTTCGGCGATTTGCCTTCAGAATCGAAGCAGAGCGATTTTTGCAGCCGGGTTGGTCATTAATAGTGCAATCCAAACCGCGCCAGCTTAAACCGACAATTGAGCAGTATGGCGAAGCCCTTTTTTAAGTGAGGAAACAAAATGAAATTTAACCCGTTCGCAACAGACGATTGGTTAGCCCGGCATCCTAAAGTTATGCTGGCAATTTCTGTGATATTGTTTATGGCACTTTGTTATCTGGAGACAAGTCCATGAATATGAAAATATCCGATATGTATATTTACACACCAGCCACCACCGATATAACAATTCGATGGAAAGCAAATGGATGGATACCGCCCACCGAAGACCCAAAGTTTCAACGTAAGTGGGCAGAGTTTCGCAATAAAACCGCTGCCGGTATCGAAGCCATAATGTCAAAATCAAATCAATGTGAAGGAATTAATTATGTCCAAGTCCGTTTACAAGGCAATTAACGCTGTTCAAATCGCGCTTGCCAAATCTGGCATAGCCAAAGATCGGCAAGCACAAACCTATAAATTTCGCGGCATAGATGATGTATACAACGCAATATCGCCTTTGTTGGGCGAACATGGGTTGTGTATTTTGCCGCGCATGATTCGCAGAGATTGTCAGGAACGCTTGACCGCAAAAGGCAGCGCAATCTTTTATGTCATCGTGGAAGCCGAATTTGACTTTGTAGCTGCGGATGATGGCAGTTGCCACGTTGTCAGAACCTTTGGCGAAGCCATGGATATGTCAGACAAGGCAACCAATAAGGCAATGTCGGCAGCGTATAAATATGCCGCCATGCAAGCGTTTGCGATCCCCACAGAAGGCGATAACGATACAGAGAATCAGAACATCGAACCTGTGCCGGTAACCGCGCCAAAGCCCGTTAATGCATTGCCTGACAAGGTATTTGCCGATTTTCTTTCCGCAATTGAAGCGTCTGTAAATATTGACGCATTGAAAGCAATGTTTGCCGCAGCGTATACCGCAGCCAAAAACATAAACGATCAGGCAGCAATGGGTACATTCCAAAAAGTTTACGAAAAGCAAAAAGCAGCATTGACCGAGGAGCAATCATGACCGATCAGGATTTTGAACGCAAAGAAAAAGCCCGGTTAGATGCAATGTTTGACGCGCAATTTGCCGACGAACCCACATCCGATGTTGAATATGATAATGAACCACAAGTAAATGGTTGGCCTTTGTATTCTGGATTGCCACAGCCTGAACGCCAGCAGCGCACTTATACGCTTCGCAAGTGGGTTGGTCTGACGGATGATGAGATCGGCGATATCATTGAGGCAAGCCAGATAACGCTGAAGAATTATTGCAGCGAGGATAAGCAGACGGAATATGCCAGAGCCATTGAAGCCAAGCTAAAGGAAAAGAACACATGAACCTTGCCCTATATCAAATCGCAGATCAGTATTTGCAGGATATGCAGATGCTGCAAGAACGCGACCTAGACGATCAAACCTTTGCAGATACTTTGGAATCATTGTCTGGTGACTTGGAAGTCAAGGCAACAAATGTCGCAATGTTTATTCGCAATTTGGAAGCCAGCGCAGATGCAATCAAGGCAGCGGAAAAGCAGATGGCAGACAGACGCAAGGCAATCGAAGCAAAGATCGAACGCATAAAAGAATACCTGCTTGAAAATATGGTGCGTACAGGCATTACAAAAATTGAATGCCCATATTTTAAAATTGCAGTGCGCGACAATCCTGAATCTGTGATTGTTGATACAGCAGCAGTTGTGCCGGACGAATATTTTAATCAGCCGCCATTGCCTGATCCTGTATTAGACAAAGTGCGATTAAAGAAAGATTTGCAATTGGGTGTGGTGGTGGATGGTTGTACATTGGAACGCAAGAAACGCATTGAAATTAAATGAGGAAATAATATGGCATCAGTAAACAAAGCAATTATTGTTGGGCATTTGGGACAAGACCCTGAAGTCCGATATACATCAAACGGTGATGCAGCCGCCAATATATCGGTGGCAACATCTGAGCAATGGAAAGACAAAGCCACAGGCGAACAAAAAGAGCAAACAGAATGGCATCGCATTTCGTTTTTTGGTAAGCCAGCAGAAGTTGTTTGCCAGTATTTAAAAAAAGGATCGCAAATATACGTTGAAGGTAAAATTCGTAGTAAGAAATATACGGATAAACAAGGCATTGAACGAACAGCATTTGAAATAATTGCTGAATCATTTAAGATGTTAAACAGCAAATCGGAATCGGGAAACACAAAACAAATCGAAACAAAAAAAGCAAAGCCACAGCTTAATGATATGGATCAAGATATTCCATTTTAACAATTAACGATCAACGGGCGAAAGCGGATGCTGCGGTTTTTTATTAACCATAGGGGTTCATCGACCCGCAGTGCAGCGAGTAGCCCACCTTTTTCTATGTGAGGAAATATGAAAGAAATTGTCACAGAAAATGACGTACAAAAAGCATTAGACTTTTTACGTTACGAAGCCCAAAAAGCCGCCGAAGCAAAAGCCCACCGTTTATACATGGTCGAATATCGCAAGACCATGAAAGCAAATGTGATGCAAATGCATTTGGATAAACCTGTTACCGCACAAGAACGCGAAGCATACAGAGCCGAAGAATATATTGCCCATTTGGATGCGCTCAAAGCCGCAATTACACAGGACGTTTTCTATGAATGGAAACGCGCAGCCGCCGAAGCAACTATTGAGGCATGGCGCACACTAAATGCAAATCGTCGCGGTGAAGGAAAATTACAATGAATTATGCTCTGTTGGAAAACTCAACTCGCTTGCAAAAAGTAGCCCGTGTTTTGAAAGATAAAAAATGGCACAGCACAATGGACATTATTAAACGCGCCGAAGTTTGCGCCGTGAATAGCATCATTACTGAATTGCGTTTCAATGGTTTAAATATTAAATGCAAACGCGAATCGAATAAATGGTTGTATCAATTACAAGGATAAATCATGACACAAATTGATTTTGAGGCAATGGTAAATAACACATCATTTGATGCCGCAACAAAAGCATTGTTCATAACCAGTTATGAAATGGGATTTATGCAAGGCAGATTAGAACAAATGTATAACGTAATTGATCGAATGGATTTAATTACTGCCGAACGTCAAATGGAATTTGCAACCAAACAATAAAAGGAAATTATGAGCAGTTTTAATTCGATTGAATTAAACGTAATTCGCTGGGGCGAATCTCGCGGAATAATTGAGCACAGTACCAGCGCAGCCCAAGTTAAAAAAACGCAAGAAGAAGTGCAAGAATTGATTGACGCGATTGCCGTGAATGATAAAAACGCTATTGTTGATGCTTTAGGTGATGTAATGGTGACGCTTACTATGATTGCTGCAATTGAAGATGTGCCGCTTGTGGCTTGCTATCAAGCGGCATATGAAGAAATTAAAAATCGAAAAGGGTATTTAGATGCAAACGGATTGTGGATTAAAGAATCTTGAGCCAGCAATAGAAAGCCCCGCAGGAACAAGGTATTGCAGCAATTGCTCAATGACAAAAAATTCTGTTGGTGGGTTTTGGAAACTTTATGAAAGCAAAAAAAATCGACGTTGGGTTTGCAAATCATGCGCCGAACGTCGATATAAATAGGTGAAAATATGAAAACAGCAGCCGTTTTTATGATTTTTTATATGCTTGTTTCTGTGGCAACCATTTGCATGATTGCATTGCTTGTTCAAAAACCTGACAGAATACCTTGTGATGTTGCAGAAATTAGTCCTGATTTTTCAGTGGCAGACAAAGAATATTGCCGCCGATTAAGGCAGCGGCAATCATCCTCAAAACATTATCTTTAAGGTTGCAAATAAAAATTGCGCTCATCATTGCGCCTTTTTACCAAACCTTTCAATACTTTGCCGCCAGCTTTGACGTATTTCAGAAATTCTTCAGACGCGCCAATATAATCGCCGCGATTGTGTTTCATTCTAAGCGTTGATCTTTGCAGCGTACCATTGCCTAAATTAAAAGCAAACGATACAAGTGCGTCAATGCGACCTTGATTAAGACCAGCAGGACAATAAACGGATACGCCTCTGACAAACCGTTTAAGATCATAAACAAGCAGCGCATCAACTTCCTCTTTTGTCCATATTCTATTGTCTTCTTGGCGCAACGGAAATCCCATGCGCTGATCCATCGGCAGCTTGCCTTGCTCTGGATACAGCACATGACCAACGCCCACAGTCCAAAGCAATGCCGGGCATCGGTATGGTTTATATCGCACACCCTCATGATGCTTTAGCATCTCGCGCATTTTTTCGCTAATCATTTTCCGAATGCCCTGCCGCCAAAATGAAATGCAATAATGGCAGCAAACAATGCTTGCGTTTCATCATCCCAAAGTTGTGCAGCCATATCAGTAAAACTTACACCAGCCTCAAATGCTTTATATGCAAGCGTTGCGTCAATCGCGCAAAGCAGGAAAAAAAATCCGTAAGTAATAACCGGGCGAACACTGCCGCGCAAATTAATCATCCATTGACTAGCACCTTTCCCGATGGCAATGTCATGAGCATATATCGCCGCCATTTCAGCCTGTTGTGCTTGAATCAATGCTTGTTGTGTTGCTGCCGTTGTTTCAGTTTTTATTTCATCTAGTTTAATTTCCTCAATACGCTCTTGCGCTTTATACCCGCGCTCAAGCATTTGCAATTCACGCTCAGTCTGCAATTGTGCAAGTTTTAATTCATGCGATTTATCAGATTTATCTTGGAAAAAATCTAAAATTTTTGGCAAGCCGCCCATCAAAAATGAAAGAAATGTTGATAGCATTGTCAGCATTAATAACCTCCTTGTTTAAACATCCACAAAATACCGTAAGCGGTGACAAGCGTTGCAACAGCACCAAATATTACGCCGATTATTATTTGCACGTTATCCCAAAACTTTTGCTTTTCTCTGCGCTTTTTCATTATTAAAATTTTTTCAGCAAGCCGTTTTTCTGTTTCTGCTTTGCGTTTTATTTCTGCTTTTTCTTGCCGATCTGATTGCAGCTTATTTAATCGCCGATTAAAATCATCCCATAAACCTGCTTCAGAAAAATTATAGATAAGCCATTGCTTTATGTTTTCATAAAACATCTTTTGCTCACGATCAATCGCCATCATTTCCAAGACATACTCAGCATCGGAAATATATTCTGCTGGTTTTGTTCCTGCTTCTTCAACCGCTGCATCTTGTTTTTGTTGCGCCTCAACTAATTCAATTCGTTTTTCTTCATACTTGCTAGAATGAGAAAAAAATTTTGAGAATGATGGCATTGCATCCATTAACGATGCACCAGCACCAATCATTTCTTCTAATTCATGGAATGTTTCTTTGGCTAATTGTGCTGTTTCTTTTACGCCGGTAAGTGCAAGTTTAACGCCTTGGGCAATCATAATTGCCGTAGAGATTGGTTCCATAATGCACCATAAGATTTAGATTTTTATTTTGTCTTATGGTGTATTTTTTATTCGTTGCTGCTTACTTTTAAATTTTCTTTAGCAATTTTTAAATGCTGATGTTTATACCAAGTAGTAATAATTAAACCGACCACGCCAATAAACAAACCGCCTAATGCAGCAAATTCATTTGCGGTAAGGCCAAAAATTATTGCAGTCGCAGAGCCACCATACGTTGCCGTTGTAGCCGTTTTGATGACAATGTTCTCATCCATTTTATTTCTCTATTTCAATAATTTATTATTATTCATAAAGTACGTTTATTGAACCAGCATCAAAGGTGTCTGTGCCGTTGACTGTGGTGATACGGACTTGCGTCAGGGTGTCAGAGAGAGTCTTGTTACCGCCATATACGCTTGTATCCGCTGCGTCTGTTCTCCCCATTACACCAGAAGCAACCCACGTATTTGAGCCGATTAAAGTCAACATTACGTGACCGCTGTTTAAAATCGCAGCCGCATTTGATGTACGTATAGCAAAACCACTCGTAAAATTAGCGTTGTTAGTGTTTGCAGTCCATGTGCTACTAGCGTACCCCGTTGTCTCTACCCCACCAGCGTCTCCAAGCTGCACTTGAATTACGCTCGTTCCATTCGTACTAACGCCGCTAAACATTACAGTAACTCTCTTAACCCATGAAGGTATGCCGGTGAAGTCAACAGACGTACCCGTAGCAGACTTAGCTGTATCTGTTTGCAGCCCGTTATAAACAGCACCGCTGTTGGTGGTAACGCCTGCGCTACCATTGATAATCACAGACATTATGCTTCTCCTTCAGGTGCAGGTGTTGGCTCTGGCGTAAGCTCTGGCGCAGGCTCTGGCGTAGGCTCAACCACTGGCTCAACGACAGGCGCAGCGCAGGACAGTGCCTTCAGCTCGTCCGTCGTCGTGCAGCTATCAACCAGACTCGTTACGTCACGCAGCCGCTGCTTCTCAGCCACAATCGCCGCTGTGTCGCTACCAGACTCCAGCGCACGTTGGAATGCCACATCAAGAGCTGCTAGGAGTGGGGCACGTTCAGCACGTAGCCGATCTTTGGTAATGGCTTTAGCCTTGTCAATATCAATAACAATCATGCTTTCACCTCAGCATCAGTAAAGTCAGCAGTCCAGGCATTACGGAATGTACGGTCTGTTGGAATGTCAGCAGCGTCAACGATCAGGTAAGGCTTGCCGCTAGGAATGTCTTTCATAGCCAGCTCAAGCGATTCAGTCGGAACGAGGATAGCTACGCCGCCATTGTCGTTTGGATAGATAATTAGCTTATCCATTACGCCCTGCCTTTCGTGTTAGGTTTGTCTTTAGGGTTCATGTGGGGTCTAGCGGAAGATGGAAACATAAACAGCGCCAGAATCAATTAATGAGTTTACATAATTGACAAGCACAATTTGACAAGCAGTTGTTGTTTGATTAGATGGTGCTCCATATTGCGTAGCTGATTTAACTGTGCAAACCAAAGATGAATTGTTATTTCCAGCACTAGCCGTTAGTGCAACAGCATAATTTGCATCAGGCATTGCAGTCGTAAAATTCACCGTATAGTCACCCGTACCGTTATCCGTGATACTCGATACATTAAACGCCGCACGAATAGCGACCACGCCAGTACCGTTAAAGTTTACCCACGCACGACAGAACGTACCAATCTGCGTACCAGCACTATCCTGTACGGTAGGCGGCGTGTTCGCAACACCGTTCTTTAGCACCAGTGTGCTAGTGCTATCGGCTTGCAGTGTATCTACTACAACAGTTCCAGCCATGATGACCTCATTCGTAAAGGATGTTGATTGTGCCAGCGTCGAAGGTGTCTGTGCCGTTGACTGTGGTGATGCGTACTTGGGTTAGCGTGTCAGATAGGGTTTTAGCTCCACCTGAAAATGCTGGTGCGTTACTTGAAACTACTAGTCCGTTTACGGCGTTCATGCACCAAGTGTTACTTCCAAGTAATGCGATAGTGGCAAGTCCATTCATACTACTTGTTGCAGTATTACTTTGACTCAATATGAACCCTGAAGTAAATGCTGTTTCACCGCC